ATGATATGAGTAAGAAGCATAGAAAAACAAAGTTAGTTGATGCAAAAACCACAGACGGATTTGCAAACTTTTCTGCGCGAATGGGGCTTGGTGCGGATAATGTTTTCTCGCGCGGCGGGTACACAATGTCGATGCTGTCAAATGACAGGCTGACGCTGGAGAACATTTATCGCGGCTCATGGATTGGAGGAAAGATCGTTGACGACTACGCGATGGATATGACGCGGGCTGGCATTGATATTTTGTTGCCCAAAAACGACGAATCAAAATTACTGGAAAAACAATTATCGCGCTTGGGTATTTGGGACGGCATCACGGATTGTTTGAAGTGGTCGCGATTATACGGTGGCGCGATTGCTGTTATTGAATTGGATGGGCAGGACACAGCTACGCCATTGCGCGTTGATGCTGTGGGGAAAAGTCAATTCACTGGCTTGACTGTGTATGACAGATGGCAATTGCAGCCGAGTAGTAGTTTGATTCAGTCAGGCGTTGATTGTGGATTGCCTGCAAGCTATCGCGTGATTTCTAGCGGGCGCGTTATTGATGCAAGCCGAGTGATTAGGATGGTGGGAAATAAACTGCCGTACTGGATTGCACAGACTTTGGACTATTGGGGTCAGTCGGTAATAGAGAGGCTGTATGACAGATTGCTGGCTTACGACACTGTTACAAGTGGCACGGCTAATTTAATTCAGCGAGCGCACTTGCGGCATGTTGGCATTGATGGCTTGCGCGATATTTTATCAGCCGGTGGACAAGCGGAGCAAAACCTGCTGACGATGTTCCAGTATGTGCGAGAGCTGCAAACCAGTGAAGGCTTAACGCTGTTAGACAAGCAAGACGAGTTGACATACCAGAGCTATTCGTTCGGCGGTCTGGATAATGTTTTGTTGCAATTTGGACAGCAATTATCAGGCGCGTGTGGCATTCCACTTGTGCGGTTGTTTGGGCAGTCGCCATCAGGCATGAGCGCAACGGTCGAGAGTGATTTGCGGAATTACTACGATACGATTTCAGCGAATCAAGAATCTACATTGCGATCAGGGTTTGATAAAATACTATCAGTATTATATCGCTCAACATTTGGACAGCCTTCGCCTTCTGAGATGGATTTTGATTTTCGACCGCTGTGGCAAATGAATGACACCGAGAAAGCTACACTTGCAAAAACGGTAGCTGAGACGGTTCAGATTGCAGTTGATATTGGCGTGATGGATTTGAGCAATGCGGCAAGAGAGTTCAGCGCGATCAGTGCAGAGAGCGGTATATTTAGCAGCATGACGGCAGAAGTAATTGCAGGTCTGGATGAAGAACCGCCAATGCCGCTTGTTGAGAGTGTTGAGCCGCAAGCGTGAAAGTTGTAAAAAATACAGAGCGGGAATACGCGAAGGCGTTGCGTAAGATTGCGCGTCACGCTGCAAGCATTGTCGACTTGTATGCCGATGGTGCGGTGATTACGAATCCTATGGGCATGCAGGCGGCGCTGATTAATTATGCCGAGGAATTGGTGCCTTTTGCGAATCGCGCTGCAACTAAAATGATTTCTGCAACACAAAAAAGCATTGATAGAGCCATTAAATCGCAATCAAAAACAATGGCTGTAAAATTGCGGGAAGTGTTGCAAAGCCAAACAGTCAGGGTTGCTATTGATTTGCACCGAGCGCAAGTTGACTTGATTAAGTCGCTGCCGATTGATGCTGGTACACGCGCACAAAACCTTGCGATGGAAGCGATAACGGGCGGCAGGCGACCGGCTGAGATAGCTGCTGAGATTGCACGCACGGGTGAGGTAACGCAGTCGAGAGCGATGCTCATTGCGCGTACTGAGTCGAGCAAAGCCAGCGCGGTGCTGACAGAAGCGCGGGCAAAGTCAGTTGGGGCAACGCATTACATTTGGCGCACCGCTGGGGATGGGGATGTCAGGGAGTCTCATGCGGATATGGAAGGCGAGGTGGTAGCTTACGACGACCCGCCAACACTCGATGGAATGACGGGCAATGCAGGGGAGTTCCCAAACTGCCGGTGTTATGCAGAGCCAATCATCCCAGATTAGTCAAGATATTTATTTAACAATAATTATAGTTTGATAGTTGACATTATATGAATAAATAGTGTTGACATGCTCTATCTGTCCGTTTATACAGTACGCCATATCAGACAAAAGGCGTATTGACTTGCGGCAATATCTGGCAATCAAGCTATCAGAGAGCATCAGCAAGACCCCTGAAGGGTACTTGCTGTGCGTTGGTGTTCCTGTCGCAAAATTGGGCGAGATGCGCTACACGGCTGCGGAAACTGGTGATGGCGAGTTAATTTCGGTTAACACACCAGAGGTTTTATTTTCTGCTGAGAGAGCTGCAAGTTTCGAAGGCAAGCCTGTAACGGTTCAGCATCCCGATCCAGCCTCAGAATTTTTCGATGTCACCCCTGAGAATTGGAAAGCGGTTGCTGTAGGCACGATGGGTAATGCGCGTGCTGGAACCGGCGACGATTCTGAACACTTGCTCGCAGATATTTTAATCACCGATGCGGCTGCAATTGAACTCGTGCTAAACGGATTGCGCGAAGTCTCTCTCGGTTATGACGCTGAACACGGCGAGAAAGATTCAAACAATCGAGCAATAAGAAAAAGAATTATCGGGAACCATGTTGCGCTGGTTGATCGCGGGCGTGCGGGTTCTACTGTTGCAATTCGCGATTCAAAACCGGAGGAAAAAATGGCGGAAAAAAAAACGCTAGGCGCTTGGTTCAAGTCGCTGAAAAAAACTATTGATGAAATGCCTGCCGATGAAGTTATCGAAGAAGCTGTAGAAGATGCAGACCCGATGGCTGATTTGGTTGCTCGCATTGATGCGCTTGAAGCTCGTATTGCTGCGCTGGAATCTGACGATGAAGCGGAACCCGTTGCTGAAGAAATGACGGATGAAGTTGTCGAAGATTCAGAGCCAGAAGTCTCACTTGCTGATGCGGAAATTATTGCAAGCGGTGTGAAAGATGGTAAAGGCTTGGCAATGCGTGCGCTCAAGATGGCAGATTCTGCAATCGTCGCATCCATTGTTGACGATGTTGACTCGTTGAAAGGCGATGCGCTAAAAGCTTAATTTAATGGTGTAGTTGCGCTGCAAAAAGCAATGCGTATGCGTGACGTTAAAGCAGAGATGCAGCCAAGTGTTTCAAAAACGCCGGTCACACCGGAATCATTAAACGAAAAATATGCTCAGTTTTGGGCTGAAAAAAGAGGTAATTAATTATGACTGCTATCGTTACAAACATGCCTGCCGGTTTTGCTGGTGAGGTTACTCGCTCTGATGGTGCTGTTGTTGTATCGCTGCAACTTGCTGCTGATTTGGCACACGGCTCACCCGTTAAAATTACAAGCGGCAAGGCTGCTGCAATTGAGTCAGGCGATACTGCCGCTGTTTTTTATGGTGTTCTGACTCGTTCAGCCCCGTCTGTTTCTGATTCCTCAACCGGCAATGCAGACACCGATTATGTGCAATCCATTTTACGTAAAGGCTTCGTGAATATTGCTTGCAAACAAGGCACTCCTGCAATCGGTGGCGCGGTTTATGTTCGCGTTACTGCTGACACTGGCAAGCTGGTTGGTGATTTTGAAACAGCTGCTGATTCAGGCAAATGCGTTGCAATTACCGGCGCGACTTGGGCGACTGCCGGTAAGGATTCTAACAATATCGCCGAAGCGTTCTTCGGTTAATGGGAGTAGATAAAAATGATTACACGCGATTCTAGTTTAGCTTTTTTTGTAAACCAGCTTGACGCATTTGATGCCAAAATCCATGAGCCGCTCGCGGCTGTAACATGGAGCCGCGATATTAAATTGCGCTCTGGTATTTCTTTGGGCAACCAATCCACTTCTTTTGTTCGCGGCAATTTCGCCCATGCAGGTCAGCAATCAGCGCAGGGCGCACACTTTATTGGTAGCGCAAAAAACACCTCGCTGACCGCTGTTGGAGTTGACGGAACACAAGTGGTTCTGCCGATGCAACTGTGGGGCGGTGAGATTCGCTACACCTCTGTAGAGTTGGAGCGTAGCCAGTTGATCGGTCAAAACCTTGACGATATGCAAACACGCGCTTTGCAGTTGTCATACAACCTCGATGTAGACCGTATGGTTTATGTTGGCGGCGCTGGTCAAGGTGGTTTGATTAACAACACGGAGGTTACTGTTGCTTCTGCGTTGGGCGCAACATGGTCTGCCGGTACTGCTGATACTATCCTGCAGAATGTTAATGATCTAATCAAAGCAGCATGGGCTGCAAGCGCATACGCTGTGTGTCCGAATGTGTTGCTGTTGCCTCCAGCGCAGTATGCGTTGATTGTTGCGAAAAAAGCTGGCACTGACGGCGCTGGCGGTTCAGTGTTGAACTTCCTGCAAAACAACTCTATTAGCTTGCAGGTCAATGGAGTTCCTCTGGATATTCGCCCTTGCAAACATTTGACAGGTGCAGGTGACAGCGGCAAGGATCGCATGGTTGCATACAATGATTCTGAGTTGTATGTGCGCTATCCGCTTGCTCCGATCGTTCGACAAACTCCTTACTATCAGGGCATCACTTTTGCTGCGCCTTATGTTGCAGCGTTGGGTGCGGTTGAGTTTGTTTATCCCGAAACTGCCATCTATCAGGACGGTCTGTGATGCAAGTTGTAGTGCGTCAAGCGGTTCTTCTTTTCGGCGAGCGTTACAGTGTTGGCTTGCGGGATATTCCCGCAGGTCATTGCTGTGGTGCAGATTGGGATTACGCGCTCAAGTGTGGTTATGTTGTACCGCAGGAGAGCGCGAAACCTGCTGAAAAAATTGAACCGGCTGTAGAAGAAAAACAAGAAAAGCCCGAAAAGAAAAGCAAAAAATCTGAGGGCTAATTGTGGACGTTGCAGGTTTCCGCGCTAATTTTCCAGAGTTTTCGGACGCTACAAAGTACCCGACAACTGAGATTGAATTTTGG